CAAAGAAAAACACCATGCGCTGCATGGTGTTCTTCTTTGGTATCCGGCGGCTACCCGTTTTTTATTCCGTTCCTCGCGGTTTCTCATCCGTAAAAAGCGGCTATTTGTCTATGTTTTCCGTTTGTACTCATTTTAAAGTTTGAAATAAAAGGTTGCCGGAAAGTTGCCAGCTACGCAAGGAAATATTTTTCAACTTTAAAATCCTTAGCGTCTGCGTCGTTGATAAAGTCCCTTGCTATGCTGAAATAGAATTCGGGATCTTCGCCCTTCCCCACGCTCTCCGCCGTCTTGTAGTAGTCGTTGTAGGCCATGTTCATGCAGAGGTAGTATTTGCATACGTCGTTGTTGATGCCCTTCGCGGCAAGGAATGCTTTGACGGTATCATAATCCCACTTCTGGCCGTAAGGACGCATGGAGCGTACCTTATCCCGCGCTTCTTCCGGGGTTATGGCGTAAGCTATAGCCTCGAGCTGGTGTATGGTTTCGTGGTACAGGTCGGGCATGCGGTCTTTAATTATGTCCATAGCGTCCGCGAGTATTTCCTCTACCTCGTCCATATCGCCGGTCTTTTTGGAGATAAGACATATTACATCTTTAAACTGGCACATAGGCTTACTCCGTTGCGGTTGTTCCGCCATCCAGACCGCTCAGGTTATTTGAGGGAGCACAGGCGGGTTTACCGAGCAGCTTAAAAGCGCCGCCAGTTGCGGTAGTCGCCACGATAGTGGCATATTTGGTGCGGGTGCGTATGGCGCAGGCTGTGACCTGGGCGCAGCAGCTATCTATCAGCGGGTACTGTTCCGTGCCGGCGCCTATGGTGACAAACACGGGCGCGGTTATAGTGGTAGCCGCCGGGATAGACTGAGCTACCACGATGCAGTATTTCTGATTGTCGTTATAGTTGCCTGCCGGGAGGTTGATTATTAGCCCGGTTCCCGCCGTGAAGGTAACGGCCTGGGAGATTATAAGGTTGGGGCAGAGTTTGCATACATTTTTACAAGCCATTTTTTATGCTCCTTTCGAAAATCAAGGGGCAGCATACGCCGCCCCGATATATCACGGCATAGCCGGAATTAGCAGCAGCAGCCGCAATTATTACCACAGAAGGGAGAGTTCCCCGCGTTGTAGGTGTAACCGTTGGGATAGCGGACTACTCCGTACATGCGGTTATCCATCTCAAGGCTGGACACTTTGTCCCTGAGAGCCTGCATTTCGTTCGCCTGTATCAGGGAGCGGGTGGCCTCGGCCTCGGCGTGGATAGCGGTGGTTATGTCGCAGGTGTTCTGGTTCATCTGTGCTGAGAGGTTGGCTATGCCAAGCCTCTGTTCACAGCAGCAGTTTGCGAGCTGGCTGGACAGGTTCCGGCCTTCGGTGGTGATAGCGTTGTTCAATGCGAAGGTGGAATCACATATACCGTTGCCGATGTTAGTCAGGCGGTCATTGATCTGGCCGAAGTGCTGACCGAAGAGAATCTCCTGCTGAGACGCAGCGGTGGCATACTGTCCAAATTCGCCCTGGCGGTTCCAGCCGCCAAAGCCGCCGCCCATCATAGCAAAAAGTATGATAAGGGCGAATATCCAGAAGCCTCCGTTGAAGCCGTCAGTCTTGCCATCAGTTACCGCGGCTATATCCGCGAGAGAGGGCATATTATCCATAGTTCTAAAGTTCCTTTCGATTTATATTCCAATCCCGCGCGCGCTTCGGGTAATGGTCTATCTTAATTCGGAAAGAATATCCTCGGGGTCTATCCCGTATTGCTTGCAGGCCGCATAAAACATCTGTTTAGGGTCGCCGTTGCCTATCATCTGCTTTATCTTCTGCATTTGTCCGGGAACGGACATCATCTGTTTAGCCTGCGCTATCATTTGTGGGTTGAGCTTCCTCGGATTTCCTCCGCTTAGCATTTGTAGTATCGGGTTTGGCATTTATCATTTCCTCCAATCTGGCTATTCTCTGTTCAAGGCCGTTCACATCGACAGGCGGAGCGGGTTTATACGGGGTTATGCTGTAAGGCGAGAGAGAGGGGAACCCCGCCCCGTCCGTTGTTTTAAGCCACACTATGGGGGCCGTTTCGTCCAACAGAAGAACGGAGCTATTAGGGGGCATTTGATACGCCTTTGCGCCGCCCTCGCCGTTCACTTTGACTACTTCGGTTCGCTGATATTGGGTTTGCTGGTTAAAATAAGGTTGGTATGGATACACTGTTTCACGCTCCCTTCTACCTGAATTTTGGCATAAAAAAAGAGCCGACAGGATTGCTCCCATCGGCTATTTATCGGCTATTTACAGTGCGTTTTCAGTTGTTTTTCGGCGGCCTTACACCGCCTGCGTATCTGGTCATATTCAAGGGGTATTTCAAATTTAAGCTGGTACTCGCCCGTCAAAGCGTCGTATGGCACCCCGTCTAAAAGGCGGCGGGTTATCAGCCAGCGGTCTTTTTCGTTATGTATCCATTCGTGTATGAGTGCTTCCCATTCCGTGCGTGAACGGGAATTGAGCAGGGTCTTGTCCATATAATAAGAGGCCGCTTCTCCAAAAGCCTACACCTCCTTTATACAAGATTTGCCCCCGACGTTTGCCGGGGGCGTTTGAAAGGGAATTAAAAATCGTCCTCTTGGACGGGCTGCTGTTTGTTGTAGTTGGCTGAGGAGATGCCCAGCACCGCGCCCAGGAACGTATCAATGGCGGTGATGGTGCCGACGATCTCCTCGGGATAGGGAAGGTTCCAAATACCCGCGAGGGCGAAGTACAGCGTGCCTATGGCGGGGAGCCAGATCAGGGCGATTGCCTTGAGAATGTCGTATACCTTATTTGAGAGTTTCATGTTTTCCTCCTTTAGTTGTTGTGTGCTTCAAGCCTGTCCAGCCGGTGGTGGGCGCTTTTCGCGCTTTCCTCCACACGGGCCACGCGGCGGTCTATGTCCTCGATTTTTGTAGCCTGCGCCCGCATATCGAGTTTGATATCGTCCACGCCGCGCTTGATGTAGTCCACGTCCGATTTAAGCGCGGTATCAATGGCGGTATCGTGTGTAGCCGCATCAACCGCGTCTTTCCTTGCGGTCTTTATGTGGGCAAGCCAGCCCAGCAAAATGCCGCTCAGTCCCGTTACGATTGCCCATATCCATTCTTTGGTCATGGGTGCTCCTCCTTATTTTTTTAGTGTGCCTACATAGATTTTGCCGTCCACGGATACGGTAGCCTGTAATATGCCCGGCAGTTCCGTCGGCGCCATGCTGTGTGCCTGGCAAAACGCCCGTATGGCCGCAATGGTGTTTTTGCCCGCTATGCCGTCCGCGTCCCCGGCGTCATAGCCCAGAGCGTTAAGGGCGGTTTGCAACAGTTTGATGTCATTGCCCCGCATCATAGGGCTGGTCAGCTCGATTATCCGGGGCGCGGCGGGTACTGCCTGTTCCGGCTCATCGTCTTTCGCGTCACCGGAGATTATGTCCCAGCGCCCGTACTCGTTCCAGTAGGCGGGGCCGGAAGCGTTGATGCCGCGTATTACCACGCCATCGTCTCTGCCCTTGCTCTCTATGACCTTATCATTGCCCACGTATACGCCTACATGGTAGATGTATTTGTACGTCCCGCCGCCGTCCTTATTCTTGTCCCGATACCTAAATACCAGGTCGCCGGGCTGAAGCTCGTCCCGATGTATGCGTTTGCTCTTGGCGTACATGGTACGGGAGTTTACGCGCCCGGAAAGCCCCTTGGCCATGAGGAAGCCGCATATCAGGCCAGAGCAGTCAAAGGCGTACAGCGGGCTTTTTGTTGCCTTTTGCATGTACCGTATGGCCCGCTCCGCGTTGGTGCTCGATGTCTCCTTATTCCGTATCCATTTTTCGGGGTCGCTCATGCCGGTAAGGCACTGCCCCCTCGCGCCCCAGACGTATGCGTCCCCGATGTGCTCGCCGAGATAGGATAAAAACTGTTGTACCAGTGTCATTTGCGTTTACCCGCCACAAAGAGGCCGAAGCCTATCAGGGAGAGGGAGACGGCATAGGCTATGATAGACACGTCGCCGGTCTTGGGTATCTCCATCTTATTATTGGGTATGGGCTGTACGGCGGGCTGTGCGGCGTTAAAATAGTAGGTTTTGCTTACAGTCCTGTTTTTCTGCATGGCGTTGTAAAGTTCTTCGGCCGTGGTGGCGTTTTCGTAGGCCATGTCCTTGACGGTTATACGGAGGGCGGCGGGCTGGTCGGTAACTATGCCGCTCAGGTAATATGTGCCAGCCTCCAATCTCATGTCGTTTGCGTCCAGCTTTACGCCGTCCAGGTCGATTATAAGCTCCATGTCGGTCAGGTCATAAAACCGGGGTATGCCCAAGTCAACCTTGAGCAAAAACAGCTCGTTGTTGACGTAGGTCTTGGATACCGCCTTGCCGGTCTGATAGTCCAGCGCGGTTATATCCAGAGTTACGGGGTCTGCGGCGTAGGCTATGGTGCAGAGGCACAGCATGAGCATTACCGCGAGGATACAAGTGAGTTTCTTCATTTTGTTTTTTCCTTTCTATTTTAGATTTTTATGCAGCGGTTCTCGAATTTCTTATATGCATCGAGGTACACTTCGTTTTTGTCGCCGTTGTAGGTAATCTCGTAATACATACCATCGGGGAGTGTGGTGGATACAAGTGCCTTCCAATTCTGGAGGGTCTTGCATTGCCAAACAACATAGGTATCAGTCATGTTGATTGCTATGCCGTCCGTCTTGTCGAGGTGCTCGTTTACATAATCCCTCACGATTTCACGAGCCTTGAGTGTGTAGTCCATTTTGTTTTTTTCCTTTCTTTTTTTGTTTTTTTGATTATGAAAAAAGAGCCGTGCGGCTCCTTATTCCTGAAGTTCCCATCCCTGCGGGTATGCGTCTGGGGTGTAGACGTTGGCGGCTATGAGGCTCTTGTATATCGCACCGTTCCACCAGCCAAGCTCATCAAGTGCAAATGCCTCGGCTGCTGAGATTACGTCAGGGATAACCCGAACACCATCCTTATAGTTTATCTTCACCCACAGGTTAGGCGCGTGGTCGGGGTCGTTGGCCTCGGTATCCCATAGGTCTACGGTGGCCTGTTTGAGCCAGCCGTTCCAGTTGATACGAGTTCCGGCTTTTATGAGGCTGCCGCTCTGTTTTAAGGTTGGATAGAGGTCTACGCAACCGCTTGCGTCCTTATCGGGTACAGCGGGCAGTGCTTTCTCAAGTTGCGCTCGCCATACTCTTGCTTCTTCTGCCGTGCGTACTATCATGCTTTTTCTCCTGTCATAATATCGAGAACTTCGGTATAGTCGGTAGCCGGGGGCTGTTCATGTTCCTCCCACTCCTGCACTATAGCCGTGTCGGTTTCCGTCCAGCTCTCCGTATAATAAAAGCCCTCCTTTGAGGGCATGGGGGAACGGGTTACGGGCTTATAGCCCAGCTCCTTTATTGCCGTATCGTCATTGGTGGAGAGGTGCGCCCCTGCGGGGTGCGTCACACCGTTGATTACAAGCGGCGACTTCAACTCAACCGGCAGGCGTAAATATTCGGGATACTCACCTACCAGCTTGGCATAGTTTGTGTTTAGCATTGTACCTCCTTTTTTATACTGGCATCGTAATATCAATTCTATCTTGCGATGTCATTGCTTGGAATCGAATATTACAGTTACCTGTCAAAGCAAATGGAAAAATAGCATTACCATTCTCTACTTCTGCGACTTTTACATTATTGAGATAAACCCGACCGACATTACTCGCCCCATAACTGCGTGCGCAGCAAGTGATTATAGTTCCTTCAATCACTTGTAAAGATTTGCTCGACTGGTAATACTGTTCATCAATTAAGATGTATGTGCCTTTGCTGAAAGAGGATTGCGAATTGAAATAAGGAGTACCTGTAATTCTTACTGTATATATCCTTTTCGTTGCTTTCCCCATCATTCTACGCCGTAAGGCAAACTGCAATGGTATCATAGCGCACAGGCGCTTTTTATTTTACGGAGGCTGCCCCCCCCGATAGAATTATTTTCATAGTGTACTCCTTTTTATTCTTGCCATGCTACATAACGGTAAGTGCCACTAAAATCTGAATTGGTATAGCCATCATCACTTAATGAGCATACCACTCCATCATTTTTAAACGTTAATGAACAGGTATATTTGGCGATATCTGTTCCTTCCATTGCCACTGCATGATTATCATACAAAGAAATTATTGTATATTTACCATCATTGTCTGCCATGAAGTGCAAAACAACATGATTAGGTTGAAAATCCAATCCGTTAATTGTGAGCGTTTTATTGTAATTACCATTCACAGTTCCCGTTGCTATGTTTTTCGCTTTCGCCATGTTGCTCATCAGCCTCCTTCGTAACATTGCTATCATGCGCTCACAACCTCCTGTACCGCCCACACACCGTTGTATACGTCAAATTCGTAGGTCTTGCTTGCCTCTATTGCGGGGGCCTCGCCTAAATAGTTCGCCCCGCTCACAAACGACACCGCAACCGAGGCCGCCGTGCTGAATGTGCCGTGCGCCCAGCCGGATGCGGGCGAGGTAAACACGTATGTACCCACGGGAGAGGATACGTTATATATGGTGTTTGCCGTCAGCGCCGTGCCGCTGGCGGGGAGAGAGGAAGCGAGTGTGGGCGCGCTCTGCTTTTTGTTGAACAGCGCGGAATGTGCGTTGCCTGCGCTGTTATGCCCCGATACGGCGGCGGAAACATCGTCCGGGGTGGCGTAAGTGCCGGCGGGTATAGGGGGCTGATAGTCCGTCCCGGAAGCGAGGGGGGTCTGGTAGTCAACGCCTGCCTTCGCCGCCGCCAGCTCACCGTTGTAGGCTTTCAACAGGCCGGAAAGGGCCTCGTCTACAATGCCGCCCCAGTATCCCGCAAAATTGACGGAACTGGCCTTTTTCAGGAACTGCCCTGCCTTGCCGCCTATGGGAAGGCCGTTTGCCGCGCTGCCCACGGTGGGCAGGCCATAAGTGCCGTCGTTCTTTAAAAACAGGTCTCCGTCGCCGGTGGTGTCTACCCTGTCGCAGAGGGTTTTCAGCGCGGCGAGGATGGCGGCTACGTTGCCGCCGGTTATGCCGCTCACCTCCGCGCCCACGTTGGCCGCGCCGTTGGGCGTTTTAAGGCTGTCCGTGTATTCCTCTATCACATCTACCAAGCCCTTCAGCTCTGCGATAAGGGCCTGCACGTTGTTTCCGGCCATGCCCTCGACGCTTGCCCCTATGTCGCCGCCGCCGGATTGAACGAGCGCGTCTATAAGGCCGTTGAGCGCTTTCTTGAGCTGGTTACTGTTGCTGTCGAATATCGCCTTCATGTCAGCAGCGGACCGCTGGGGGCGGTCCGCTTCGTTGACGATGGGGTTTGTCCAGGTGGTTATTTTGTTGTCGGTTAGTGCCATGCGTCCCTCCTTTAACTAAAAAACAGACCCATAAACGGATCTGTTTTAAATGAGTACTGTCTATTAGTCGAAGCAGCCTTCTGTTTCTTTTAAAGTTCGTTCTACATCCGCTCGCCATTCAGGGTTTTCATAGAGCTGCTCTATGAATATCTCCTCATAATGGTCATAATACTCTTCACTATTCACGTCAAGAGCATTATCTAATCCTTCTTGGTAGCCTTCCTCCCAGCCTTGATTATACCCGGTACTTACACCATCTTCATGTCCAGCTGAATATTCATCGTTATTGCGAGCAGCAAGACCGCTGTCAAAGCCACGGTTGTATCCTGTGTAATACCCCTTGCAGTAATCTTCGCTATACTTTTCATTGCCTTCATCGACTAAACCAGCGTTATAAATATCCCAATGTTCTTCATCGGCAGCTGCCTTTTCAGCAGCTTTCCTTGCATCACGTCTTCCATTAAATGTGTCTACAGCTCCAAAATACGCGAATACTAATATGGCAACAACAACCGGAATCGCTAAATAACTAAATAAAACAGCCAAACACCCATGTTTATCTTTCATCATTGTGACCTCTGGAAAATCATTATATATATTCTATCACCGAGCAGTCACGTTGTAAATATTCATTATGGGTATTTAGTTCTTACCGCTCGGCGTGTACCATTCGCCGTCACGATAGACAAGCTTCTTATGCCGATCCTCATATTCGCGGTCGTCGTCTTTGTTATATACGGAATCCCATATATACTTTTTAACTTCTTCGCTCGCATCGAGGGAATCAACGTAGTTTGCAAGCTTGCACTGTTTGAGGTAGTAAACGGTCTTTCCGTTCTCGTCAGTGCCCTTAAAGGCCTTGTTTTTTATCTTGTCCTTCAGTCCAACGTACTGTTCTGCGGTTATGCCGGTCTCTTCCTTGGCTTTCGCGTACTTTTTGTATTCGCTCTTCCCGTAATCGTTGGCAATGCTGAACGCGGCCTTGCTGGAGAAGTCTGCAATCCAGTTGTCGCCGATAGTTTTACGTACGAGCGCGGTCTTCTGCTTTTCGGTGAGCCCCTGCATATCAAATATCTGTTTAGATATTTTTTTCTTGTCATCGGTATTAAGGTCGTTGTCCTTCGCCTTGAGGCCTTTATCCGCAAGCGCAGATATGACGGATACATAATTATCAATGGGTACGCCGTAATCAGTAAGCGACTTTATATCTTCAATCGTTGCAGGCGAGAAGTCGGCAAGGGTGATATAGTCCGCCTTTTGCTCGTTGGTGAGGTTCGGATCGTCGGCGATTTGCTTCGCCCATTTGTACGCGCTGTTCTGTTCCTTGTAGCCTAAATCCATTTCGGCCCGCTCAAGCGCCTCGGCGTTGGTCAGGTTGGGATTTCCCTTCTTGATCTCCTCCTTGCGCTCATAGAGGGCTTTGTTTTTCTCGTCGTCCTCCGCAACCATATTTTTGTATTGATTGCGGTACTGGGCAAAACTCTGCACCGTGCCGCCGTGTTCCTTCGCGCTTTGGAAGATTTTGCTTTCTTTTTCGTCAAGAGAAGGGAATCCCTTTGCTACCCATTCCCGATGCTCCGGCAGCACGCTGCGTCCGAGCGTGGCGGCGCGAAGGAAGTTGACCGGGGTTTTCGCCACGGCGTATTGCAGGTTGCCCTTTTTATCGTACTTGCCGCCCCGGAAGAAGGTTTCAAGGCCCTTGACAGTCCTCACGAGCTGTGTGCCGCCATACGGCGTTACGAAATTGCCGGCGGTTTCAAGGCCGCCCTCCCAATCGAGGCTCTTTATCACATCTTCGGCGGGGGTCTTGTCGCTTATGCCGTCGATGATCTTTTCGGCGGTATCCAGTCCCCAGAGGATACCGTCCGCCGCCGCCTGTAAGCCGATGTTGCCGCCGCCGTACCTGGTCGGAGAATGCTCTTTGCCAAATATCTTTTCATTAGTCTCTTTATCGAGCAGATTTGCAATGATGTTAGCATAGGGCGCAGCGTCTACCATGGTTCCGAGGGAGGACTGCGCTACGCCTTTTGCAAGGTCAAGGGCGTTCTTGTCCTCGTCATCGTCGTCCCGGTAATTCTGTATCGCTTCTGCGATTGCGCCAATGAAGTCAAAGCCGAGTATCTTATCACCGATTAACGCTTCAGTGATAAGGTTGAAAAGGTACGTTGATACTTCGAGAGATGCAAGGCCCTTTGCCGCCCGTTTTCTTGCTTCGGGGCTTGCTTTCAGATCTTTGGCGTGTTCAAAAAAGGCGTTCCACTGATTCAGCACTTCGGTCTGGAATGGCGCAAGCGTGTTGATTACTTTTGAATTGTTCAGAAGCGCGCCTTCTCCTACGCCGCGTCCGGCAACGCTGCGGCGGGTTATATCGTCGGCGTAATCTATGGCGTTTTCATATCTGCGCTTCATGCCGGACATTGCCGCATCGGGGTTTTCGTTGAATTGCGCGAACGCGGAAAACCACGTCAGATCGTCGCCCCAGTGCTGCAAAAGCTCAAGGCCCTGTGCGGCCAACCACTTTACGCCTTTGCCGTCGCCTTCCAGTATGTTCATGCCATTTGCGCCATACCTTTGGGACATGAACTCAGAGTGCGACAGGAGCTGCCGCATATTGCTGTCGGGGTTGAAATGATAGTCCACAAAGGCCTGCAAGCCCTGCTGCCATGCCTTGGCGCTGGGTATGTATCCCGTAGCGTTGGCAATGTTTGATCCCTGCACAACCATTGTGCGGATATTACCCATGACCTTGTTGGCGCGGACACGCTTGTTTACATTGTTTATGCTGTTGAGCATCTGGCGGCCTATCGCCTTTTGTACGCCGCGGTCTATAACATGGTCGCTCTTTCCGGCTATGCCGTCCGTCCAGTCCTTAGTCCACTCGATAAAGCCAGAGGCATTCTTCGCGTTTACGGTATCAGCGCTTGTGCGCATGGCGCCTTCCATCTTGCGGAAATAATTCGTAAGGGGGTCATACGCCAGTTTGTACTCAGCCATGCCTATATAGCTTGCCATGGCGTTGGATGCGCTGGCAAAGTATGCACCGTTCCCTCTGTGAAACATGGCGCCCCACCAGCGGGATTTTGGCTTTGTCTGGTCGGATATGCCGGCGAGGGCGGGGGAGATATCCTCATTTACGTTCTTGGGCTTGAGGAAGTCGAGCACGGTATAGTCGCTGAGCATCTCCTGGGCGTGGTGGAAATAGTCCTTGCGGGGAAGTATCCGTTTGCCCTCGTATATCGCCCCGGTGTCTATCGCCGTCTTTTGCGCTTGCGCGTCCATTTCATGTATGCGCTGCCTTTTCTCAAGCTCGGCAAGCTCTTTCTTCATGCTGTCAATCTTGGCCTGCTCCGCTGCTATCCTGCCCTCGATATTCGCGAACGCTTTAGTGTCGCGCCTCTGCTTGCTGTCGCGCATATCCTGAAGCTGCTGCGTCACCCGTTCCTTTTCGGCTATGGCGCGGGCCATGGCGTCGGTTTTGCTCTTGGCTACATCGAGCTTAGATACCAGGTTTTGATATTCTTCCTGGGCGTTCTCCAAAACATTAGGATATATCGTCTCCATCATGGAGTTGATACGGTCAAGGTACTTCTCGTATATCTGTCTGTTGGCTTCGGCAAAGCCCTTGATTTTCTCCCACGTATCGGGGAAATCCCGCTGAAGGTCTGCCTGGGTATACTCGGACATTACGCCGTCCGGCCCCTGCCGCTGCCCTTCGCCGTACCACTGTGCCGCCACGTCCTCCTTGCTTTTGGGCTTGATGCCGTACTTGCGCATGATCTCCTTATAGGATTCCACGGAGGAGGTGAGGGACTTGCCGTAATGCCCGCCTGCCTCGTTGAAGGGCTTTTCGAATATGTTGTACAGGGTATTGCGCAGTTCCTTATTTCCGCCCGCAACGGTGTCAAATACTCTGGAAGTCTCCTTGGTATAAAGCCGCTGTTTACCACTGCCGACAAGATTCTTTACGATGGTTACATAATCCTCGCTGGTCAAATCCTCAACGTTTTTGTTCTGGATAGACTGTAGCGAGGGCATCTCCTCAGAATGTGAGAAGAACTCCTTGCCCAGCGCCTTTGTTTCGGAATTGACCACGCCGAGGTTTTGCGCCGCCTGGCTCAGTTTTTTCGCAAAGTCAAGTTCCTTTTCGGATAGGTCGGCCTGTTGCTGTGTCCTCGATGTATCGTTGGCAATATCGGCGATGGTCTGTTGCTGCGCTTTGATCTCGTTTATCTGGTTCTGAATGTCTATGCCTTCGCGGGAAAGCTTCATGGGTAGCTCATTCAGGCGTTGTTGAAGCTGCTCTATCCTATCGGGAATAGTAGCCTCTGTGTTGACAGTTTCAGCAGAGTTTGGTATATTTGTTTTAGAAGTGCTGGGCTGTGTAACGTCTTGGGCGTACATCCCGGGGGCTGAAACGCCATCGAGAGAAGCAGTTAGCACTTCATTTTTGTTTATTACGTCTTTATATATCTCGGGCACTTCACCAAGAGGTGCCTTTATCATTTGTTTGCCTGTAAGCGTATCATCGTTTAATATCTGCTCCACGTAATATGTGGTATCAACATGATCCATAACGTATAGCACGCCTTGTCTACCATTCTTGTAAGGATAATAGTAGACCGTGTCGGCGTTATTTAATATCAGCGGTATCGCTTGTAGATCTCCGGTCGTGATACCATACTGCCCATCTTTGCTGATACCGTGGCTATTGTTTATATGGCGTATATCGTTATCGGTTATTTCATGCCAAGCGCCATCTTTAATCTTTACACCTCTTGCGTTCAGCGCGGTCACTATCCGATTATCAACTTTGCTCAGGCTAAATGCTTTGCTCTCATTATTATCCGCTCCGGCTAATGCGTTTTGTACGTAATCGTCAAACTCTGTTTGCCTTTCGATCGATATGCCCGTTTTTTCTGGAGTATACTCAGGAGACGCCCTCAGGCCGCCAGACTCCCATTCCTCCTTGTTCGCCATATACGCCCTGCCGACATCGCCGGTTGACATATCGCCTTTCTTCTGCGACAGCTTATACGCGACGGAGTTTTCATCCGCAAGCGCACCGACGGCGCGGAGCTCACCCTTTAGATAGTCTATGGCGCTCTGCCGCGCCTGCTCCGGGGTTTGTCCCTGATTGATATAGGTTTCCGTAGCCTGGTCTATGACGCCATGCCCTGTGGTCCGTGTGTTCATTATATCCGCCGCCGCGCCCATGCCAAAGCCGCTCAGGAAGCCGCCTGCGCCCGCTTCAAGCACCTGGAGTAGCTTTTCCTCAAGCGCCTTTGCCTTAGCGTCCTTATCGTCGAGGCCCATTTCTTTGTACTCAGCCACGGCCTTGTTGAAGTCAGACTGATTACCCATAACGGTCTCATTGGCAAGGATATTAGTTATCTCGGTAGCCATTTCCTCGGAGGCTTCTATGCCGCCCTGTTTGAGAGCCGCGAGGATAGTACTTTTAGATACGCCGCCGTGGAACAGGTTTTCTATGGAGAACTTTTCAAAGAGTGCCTCCGCTGCGCCAGATACAATGCCGAGCGCCATGGCCTGATCATCTGTCGCACCGTTGTTCTTCGCGTCTATCATGGTGTCTACGCCGGCGTTGGAGGACATCATTACCTGCATACCGACAGGCCCGAAGGGAGTCATGGTCAGCATATCCGCCATGCTCATGCCGGTCTGGTAGAGAAATGAAGCAATCTTGCCGTTGTTCTTTGCCTCGCCCTCGGTGGTCATGCGGCGGTTGCCGGTTCCGTCGTATGTGTAGTCGCCCTTTGTGGATTCGTACACACCGTTCTCGATCTTTTCGGCTACGGAACTGCGCAAGGTATTGGCGAGGTTGGAGGCATAATATTCGGGGGCGTTGGTGTCTATGGGTTTTCCTGTCAGGAAGTTGTATACCGTCTGTATTCCGCCCTGTGCGGCCGTCACAGGCTTTAGGAGGGAAGAGGCTACAGACGCACCGATGCCGCCGCCCACGCCACTCTGTGCCGTCTCCTTGGCCGTCTGCAAGCGTCCCTGTGTTACTCTGGCGTTCAGGGTAGGGGTTATGGCCTTGAGAAATTCCTCTGCTTCCTTTTCCTTGCCGTTCTTGGCGAGACGGTTATAGACGGATGCCTCTTCGTCGGTCATGGCCTTATAGGTATCAGTATTCCATGCGAGATTACCTTCCTTTGCCCGTATGCCTGTGGAAAGCTCCGTCGTTCTGCCAATGTCCACCTTAGACTTCTTGTTCTTATTGTCCTTGTACAGTGTAGATGTCTGGGCAAGGCGTGTTATAGTCGCCTCGTTCTCTGCGTTCCGTTGGGCGAGACGGGCCTGATTAAGCTTGTTTTGCAGCTCGTTGGCCTTGTCGGATGGCGCACCGTAGTTCTTCTGGTATATGCGGCCTTCCTTGGCAATATAATCGTCATATTCCTTTTTTGCCTTCTGTGTGGCCGCATTGGCTTCTTCAATACGTTTCTTGGCCGAAGCGTTATACTGGTCGAGCAGGGACTGTGCCGTAGGTTTTGTATAAGTTTTGCCGGTATTCCAGGTGCTGCCCTCGCGCCGGGTAATGCCAAGTGCCTCGTCTTTACGGTCGCGCTGTTCTTCGATATTGCTTGGGGCGGAATCATATTTCGTTGTGTTTTTTGTCGTTTGGATATTTCTGTTTATGCCTAATTTAGCGTCCTTTGCCGCCCTTACTTCTGCTTGAGTCTTTGCCATGCGATTTTACCCCTATTTGACCATGCCAGAAATTCTGTTTTTGGTTTCCTTTCCGGTTTTCGGGTTTATCAGAATGCGGCTGGTGCTCTGATCGCCCGGTATATTATTGCCTTTAGTGGTCGCAGACGTTTTATTGCTTCCGCTGCCGCTCTTCCTTCCTGATTTCTTGCTGGACTTCTTAGCGCTTCTATAATAGCCGCCGCCTCCTCCGCCTCCTCCGCCGCTGCTCATGTTGGCGGCGTTCGCGAGGGCCATAAGGTAAGGTATTTTGCTTTCCTCATTCTTGGCGGCGTATTCGGCGTACTTCGCGTCAGCTTCCCTCTGCGCTTCAAGCAGTTTAAGGCTGAGGTCGTTGTTCGCGCTTATCTCCGCGTTATTCTGCTGGGCAAGGGCCTTTCGCATGGCGACGTCCTGCGCTATCCTGCTGGTCTCAGAAGTCCCGCTGCGGGCATAGTCGTAGAGGTTGCCGGCAAGCCCACGAGCCGCAAGCCGCTCATTATTGCCGATTGCAGACAGACGGGAGTTGGTGTATATGTCGTTCCGGGAGGCGTTATACTGATCCTTCAGTTTTGCCGCCTGTGCGGCTATCGAATTCGCCTGTGCGTCATACCCCGCCTGGAGCGCCGCCTTATATGCGGCAAGCTGTTTGTCATAGGTTTGCAGGGCTATGGCGTTTGCATCGGTGCCGGCGGCATACGCGGAGTTGTCAACGGTATGGTTGCCGCCCACGGTGTATGTGCCGCCGCTTATCGGGCTTTGCGGCGTGGTGGGCGTGACGGGTGTAGGAACCTGTGTAGCCACTTTCTTTATGTTTGTTTCGAGCATATTTCCTCCTTATTTGACATAGCCGCCCACGACGTACTGGACTTGTACGCCGTATATGCCGAAGCCCTCATCGAGCGTGTCGTTTTTGAAGATGATCTGTAGGACGATGAATTTCTTGACCTTTTTATTGAACGCGATAACCTGTGGCGTGTCCAGCGTGTTAAAGGTTATGCGTTCAAAGTCGATATCGCTGAAATCCAGTATATCCATTGCCTTGGAGCGTATCTGAGTATCATGTATGCGGTCAGTAGCCACGAGTATTTTGACCGACGATCTTGTATACGGCTTTATCATCACGCCGCATCCCTTTTTCGTCAGGGACTTCCTGCGGGTGATAGTGCCGTAATTGTCCATCTGTGTAGACCAGATAGCAGTAATAGGCTGCCCGTCGTCGTTATATTTGTTCATTTTTCCCCGGTCGGTGTTAAACCGGCATATCTTGCCGTCAGCCGTGCCGAAAAACAGGCTGCCGTCCTGCTCAAAGAACACTCTCGCGGGAATGTTTGTCCAGTAGTACCACTCATAGCCATACTGCACATACGAGCCGCTTTCGGAATAACTTGCGCCGCCGTCCGTCTTTGCGCTCCTGTGGCGGCTGTCAGCTACAAAGCACTTTCCGTTAACGCACAGGATATAATAGCCGTTCCATACTACGGATACGGCTTCATCAAGGCCGCTTTCCTTAGTCAGTTCCGTGTTGACAAAATAGCTTCTGTCCTGTATGTTGCGCTCCAACTGTACAGAGGTCGAGGATATGCCGAAAACTCCCTCCCTTGCCAAGAAGAGCGGGTCATCTCTGAGGGTGTCGAAGGCGTACTTGGATATGGCTCCTACGCCCTTTATGCCCTGTTTGATGGGAAATATCACCGTTCCGTCCGTCTGCATCTCGGCAGTGCGGAGGAACACTTCTGCGTCCTGCTGGTTATCATCCTTGACTACCATGAGGGAATCATATTGTTTGATGTAGCCCATGATAGACGAGGTGTCAGCGCCAATCCGGGTGTAACCGGTGTCGGGGAAATATGTAGGATCGTCAAGCCCGGATTGCCAGTCCCAATTTTTATATTCCGGGTTGCCGGAAATGAATACGCGGTTATCGTTGTTGTAGCCGTAATAGGCAAACAGTGTGCATTTGTTCACGCGGTCGGCGTATCCCTCTACCGTGGCAGCGAAATGGATAACCACATTATCAACGCCCTTGCTGTCTGCCGGGGCTTCGGCAAACGTCACTGTTCCGGCGGCAAGGTCTACGGTGTAGTCCGTCGTAGGTGTTTTCAGCGTGCCGCCCACGAGCACTTTTGTTACGGCGGTAATATCCTGTGTGTCGAGGTAGTAGGTCTTATCAGTGCCATTGGAACGGAAAGAATTTATCCTCCCGGTGGACAGCATATTGACCGCTTCCAGGTGTGTGCCGCCGCCCGTGGGGTCTGCGCCTATGGTGGTAGTCGGGATAAAGGCCGCCGTGTCCTCTACGTTCTGCACCGTGTATGCGCCGTTGTTCTCCGTTATCACGCGGTATTTCAGCCCGTCGAGCATATACAGTTTGCCGCCATGGGCAAAGGCCGCGCTGCGCTGGTCGTTCATGCCGGTAAACACAAGGGTAACGGTATCGTCGTCGTTCCATTTGTAGAGTTTGTTTTTGGCGTGGACGAGCCTTGCTGTGGCGCCGCTTTTGAATACGCAGTAATATATGCCGTTGATCCTTTCGTTTGCCACGGTCAGCAGCGTCCGCCAGCCGGGGCGTTTTTCCGGGAATCCCGCGAGGTCGGATATCAGGTTTTCGGCATACGGGGAACGGAAATCCGCTACCTGTGTGGGGTCGGTAGAGAAATCGACGCCTCTGAATTTGTCGTATGTGCGCTGGTAGGTTTTCGTCGCCGCTATTTTTTTCGGGGTCACAGACTCAGGCATGAGTAATAATCCTCCGCTATGCCGCTGTTGAGTTTACTTGCCTCGTTAACAGCGGACAGGTACTTGCTGCGGTAATTCTCGGCTTGGAAATTGTCGAGCGCTTCTTGGAAAAACCACGAGGCCACGCCATACGGGAAGGCAACGCGGGTAAGCTCCGGCTGATACGGTATCTCCTCGGCAAGCGATTTGATGTACGGCGCTTCGTCCAGCGTTTCTTTCCCCCGGAAAAGCCGCATGCTATTTTCGCAGTTAAGGCACTCCTGCAGCAGGATATTTATAAACCCGACGGCAAATCTTTTTGAATCCTCATCTTCGCCGTCTATCTCGTACAGGAATGATGAGGCCAGCTCGTATATCTGTTGTCCGGTCATGGGTTCCTCCTTGGTAAGGTGGGGCGGTTGCCCGCCCCACTATGATTTTGTTAAACGCACTTGTGGGTGACTACATCGGAGGGATACATACCGCCGCTAATATAGGTCGCGTATGCCTTAATGATGGTCCCTGCGGTGGGATTGGCAATGGCGGCGCTGTACTTGGTTCGGGTAGTAGACCAGCGGGGATCAGAGCCGTCGGTGGTATAGTAGACCTCTGCGTCGGAGGTGGTAGTAGCTATGGCGGTCGTGGTGCCCTTGGTCACGGTGGGCGCAGCGCACTTCTTATCCTTGGCCACAACAACTACAACGCCGTCGCAGATAGCGCCTATGACAAATGCGTCGTACATGAAGCGGCCCTCCAGCAGGTGGCCGGACAGGCCGGGCGGGTCCTGATGTATGCGGCTGTCCTTGATCTTGAAGGGCAGCATAACGGAATTGGACTGGAACGCGATATGTTCTACATTAGCAGGCATATACGCGGCGGGTACGCCAACGATATTGAGAGTGCCTATCTTGCCCACGATACCCTTCATAAGCAGCTTGTCTACGGCGGAATCAGCGTACTGGAACTCGCTGGACAGCTTTATCATGGCAATGTGCGTGTTTTTCACAAACACATAGCGGCGGTCGGTGGGGACAAAATTATCCTCGAAGTAGACCTCTATATCCAGCAGCTTAGAGATTATGTTGCTCTTGGCCACGGCAGCGTCATAGGCTATGGTATGGCCTGCATTGGCGGCGTACTGAGCGAGGGCGTACTTATCGGAGGTGGGCGTTACCTTTTCGCGCATCTCCGCCTCCATGACGCGGCCTGCCTGCTTCATCATCTGCTGCTCGACATTATTGCCCTTGTCGATGGTGATGGCAAAGGACTTGTCCTGAGTAACGCTGAGTTCCTGCATAGCGTCCTGCAGCTCATTGGGAGTGCCGTAACGGTTGGTGCCGGTGCGCTGGTAGTCGTTAAGGTCCTGGGTAATGAGATTGGGAATTTTGACGGTTTTGACGCCGACAAAAGAGTATTCCTGGTTGGTTTTTCCCTCGACAAAAGAGTTGTGGGTATAGACCTGTTTGATTTTGTCGGAGTATTTTTCGTGTAGATTGATAGCCATTATTCACTTTTTCCTTTCAGTAAATTAAAAGCCCATGCCTGCAAGGAAGCTGTCCTCCTTTTCCGGCTGGGCCTGTGTTGCCGCGCTTGGCATTGCGCGTTTTTTGTTTTCCTCGTGTTTTTCCTCTATCTGTTTTTTGGTATTAGCTGCCTCAAGCTGTTTTTTAAGCTCGTTTATCTCGTGCTTTTGCATAGCCTCAACGGGGGATAGCCCGTTTCCCACGTCCGCCATCACATCGGGCGGTATTTTTTCCGGGTCGGTTATGCCGTAAATCTCGATAAATTTCTGCCACGGCGCAAGCTCGGCGTCCTTTCGCGCCTGCGCTTGCTGCTCTTCCAGTTTGACATTTTCCGCCTCCTTGCCCTTGCATCTCAGCTCGGCCATCTCCTTTACTACCTCGTCAGGCAGGTCGGGATACTGGGCCTTGATGCCGCTCATCTCATTCTGGAGCATTTGAGCCTGGCGGTTTTCGCGGAGGAAGCTCAGATATTCGGAGCGGTTCATCCCGTTCTCTTTAGCCCAATAGTCAACCTCCTGTAAAAAGGGGGCGATCTCCTGGGCTTCTGCTTTTGCGGTCTGAAGCTCGTTATAGATCACGTCGTAGTTCATGCCCTTCTGGGCGTATACGACAGCGTCCTCCACCGACAGCTCCCGCTCTTCGCCCTTATATTTCACGCGGATAGCGCCGGGCTTGTCTGCTTCCGGCTCTGCGGCTTGGTCGGCCTTCTCGGTGCTTTCGGGCTGTTCGGGTTCAGTTGGTTCCGTTGTTTCCGGTTCGGTGGTTTCCTCGGGTGTCTCCGGGGCAATCTCCTCGTCCACAAACAGATCAGAGCCGTCAAAAATGTTGTTATCCATGTTGATCCTTTCTCCGGCTATGGTCGGCCGGTTGCGCTATGGTCGGCGCTGATATAGCAAAAGGCCCTTTAGGCCTATTGTCGCGATTGATTCATTATTTCCCGCCGTGCTTCGGCAACCTGGTTCACAAGCTCCTGCGCCGCTGTATCAGTTATCGGCATTTCTGCGGGTGGGGCCTCCGTAGGCATGGCGGCTTGCTGTGCCATCATGGCCTGCTGCTCCTTAACGGCGGCTATGATTTTGTCCTTGTTTTTCAGGTATTTGCTCGGTATGCTTTCGAGGTACAGTACCGCGTCGGTAATTATCCCTTTTGCAAACAGGTTGTCCATGGTCTGTATCTGCATCAATTCAGACCAGTATGAGGACGCGCCCACGTCAACGTTTGTGTCGTAGTTGATGGTGTCAAAATTTGAAAAATCGAGCTGTATTTTGTTGATGCTCTCCCCTGTCGGGTTGCCCATGGTGTCAAGCGCGGCGCCGTCCTCTATGGCGGGGACGGCCTCATCCAGCGTGACAATGCGCACGCCGTAATACGTCCGCATTATATCCATCATTATCCGCACGCAATCCTCGGTAAATTGGTATAGGTTCATCCGCTGGATTTCCAGCGGCATTGACGAGGCCTGCTGCACGGCGATAATGGCGGAGGTGTTATCGGGTTTGACGTTGCCAAGAGCGGCGTCAGAGGCGCCCATAAAATCGCGGGTCATGGTTATGATCTGCTGTATGACCTCCATGACCTGATAGGATACATCGCCGCCGCGTATGGCTGTTACATAATCATTTACCCGTCCAACGCCGATCCCCTTCGTCGCTATGGCCTCTCCGGCCTTGTTCGTCCACTTCTTGATTTTGTCCGAATCGTAAACGATCTTCGGGAATGCGTTCATGCTGACCGAGCGCACATAACAGGCAAACAATTTGTTGACCTCTATCTGGTTGGGGATAAGGCCAGTGAGAAGTGCTTGGCCGTGGTAGCTGCTCTTTACCTCGTCCCAGCTCATCCACGCCACGGGGTAGAGCTTTAGGCCCGTGTTGGTAGGCTTGTTTATCGTCGCCTTTTCCGTTGTGCTCGTGTACCAGATTTCGCCGTTTTCTTCTTTCCAAAGTTTTATCAGTTTGGTACAGAGGTTTGCATCGTCGCCCTTTTCGCGCTGATATGCATCTGTGTCGGCCTGTATCAGTTGTATTTCTGCGTCGCTTATGCCGGCGGCCTTGCCCTCGCGTTTCAGTTCCTTCACCTTTTTGCGCTGGCAAATGATGATATAGGGCTGTGACTGCACATCGCGGTTGTATGCGTTGCCAAATATCACATTAATGTTGTCTATAGCCTCACACGCTATATCGCCCTGTGCGGCCTGTCCTGTCGCTATTTCGGGGTCAAATCTAAAATACATGCAGGCGTCGCCATCTACTGCGCTGTCCCGTATCCGTTGGCGCAATGCGCTTTTAAATTTGGTGTTTTCTATCACCTTCTCAAGCTGCCTGCTTACGGCTTTGGCGGTCATTTCCTTGTCCCGGTCGCTCTCGTGGGGCGATAGGGATACGGCTATATCGTTTGAGGATATGGTGGCGATAACGTAGGTAACGACGCGTTTGAGAAAATTGAGCACGGGCTTAGGCAGGTCGGGAGCGTTCAGCCCCTCCCATTGCCGCCCAAGATAGAAATTTTCATTAAGTCGCACGTCTTCGTACAGGTTTATGGCCTCTTTGTATCGCCTGCCCTGCTGGTACTCCTCCCATACGCTTTGGGGGTCAGTCTTCGTAATCGTCATTCTGTGCTCTCCCTGTATAATTCAGCATGTTATACATCTGCATATTCATTTTGTCGGCCCGTGTGCGGCGGGTATCGTCGTACTGCACTTGTAGGTCATCGTCAGGCTCGTATTTTTTTCGCGGCGCCAATTTGTAGGCGGTCAGATACCCGCCAAAAAACAAAATAGCGCCCATCACAGCGCCTATGAGGTATTCCATTCTATCCTCCGTAATCCATAAAATTCTCTATCTGGTCGTCAAATTCCGGCGGCTCGTCCTCGTCCTTCGGGGCGAGTATTTCCGCCGGGTGCGGTCTGCCGTCCAGCAGATAACGCAATCCGTCCGGGGCATGGGTTATGTCGTGGGGCTCCGTCGCGCAGTCGCTCGGATTTTTGTCGTCATGCTGGAGCAGCGGCAAATCCTTTATCAGCTCCGTACAGTTGCTAAATATTTTCAGGCGGGGTTGGGTGCCGCCCACGCCATTGGGGACAGGGTGCAGCCACTCTGCTATATTTTGCCATCCTGCCACTCTTCCGTTGCTCACGGGTGTTAGCCGTAGGCCGTTTTCTTCAAATATCTCCGCCTGGTATTTGCCCGTGGCCCTGTTGGTGGCCCACATATCGCGCGGCGCAAATGTACACTCTATTTTGCTTTCCTCCGGCGTGCGCTCCAATATTCGATGCGCCGCCTCTGAGATGATGAGGTTAGGGGCGCAATACTCGTTATACACATAGCAGTTGCCCAGCTCGTCAAATGCCGCCCAATAGCAGGCTAACATATCCAAACCGTAGTCAAATGCCCTATATCGCTGCCAGTAATCGGGTATTGCAAACGGTGTGACAACGTGTATATCGCGCCGGAACTCCGTAAAATACTGCCCGACAAATAAGTCCCAGTCGCCGTCCAGATGTGCCCGACGCATATCTTTAGGCAGATTTTCCAGTTTACGGACGTAATCCGGGTCGCGCCCCATCAATACATAGTTGTCATACACCTTTGCCGGGATAAAATCATAATCTTCGGGCCGCTCACTGTTGCGGTAGTCGCGGTCGATAAACAGTCGCTTAACCCATGCGTGGCCTACTCCGCCGGGGTTGCAAGTGTAATACATGCGCGTTGGGTAGCCGGGGCCGGATGGACGGTTAGAGGATACTATCCAGTCCATTTGTTGCTCGGTAAATTGCGTGGCCTCCTCCATGCCTATAACGTCGTATGACTGGCCCTGATAGTTGAGCGCGTCGGTCTCGGCGGCGCAGTAGCCGCACACGATACGGGAGCCGTTATAAAATTCAAAAACTTTTTCTTGGCTCTTATATTGGGCGATCCCCTTGAGGGTGGACAGCATGGGGACGATATGGTTTTCACGCAGCTGTGGCATAGTACGACGCAGCAGCAGTATTTGTATGCCCGGATATTTGACCGCCAGCATGATCAGTTTGGTTCGCATGGCCCAGCTCTTACCGCCGCCCCTTGCGCCGCCATACGCAACGTGCCGCCCACGGGCGCGGAAAAACTCCATCTGTTTAGGGTTCGGCGGTAAACCCAACGATATATTTACCCCATCAGATCATCGTCAAATCCCAGGGATACGCCGCCGCTGATAGTGCTCTCGATCTCCTGTTTGTCGCGCTGGTCGAGATAGTTTTTGCCTAAAAACATCGCCATGTTCGCGTTTTTGGCAGCCAGGGCGAACTGTTTGCGGCGCAGGCTTTTTTTAGCATCGGTTTGTCCGGCGGCCTTGGCCTGGTTAAATAATTTGGCGTTATTGGCGTTGGTCAGCATATTGACGCACACGCCGAGGGAGGTGGCTATCTCCTCGTTGCTGCACATTATTTTGGACAGGTCGGTAACCAATTTCAGGCCGCGCTTGTTTATGACCATTTTCGGCCTGCCTCCGGTTTTGATCTCGTCAAAATACTCGTTATCCCTCACGCTCTATCACCTCTCAATCTGTCAATCTCGTTTGCCATTTTTTGCAGCTCGTCCTCGGTCAGCTCTGCAACAGGTTTGCCATACAGGTTGCCGCTCATGGCGTTCAGCGCTTGCTCGTCCGGGCACATTTTTTTAAGCGCGTTGAGCAATGCCCGCCCCCTGCCCGTTCTATGCCGCTCGCCCGTGCCCATCTGCTCCATGCCGTTGGGGATATTAAAAACCTGCAATAGCATATATTTGTGGGCGTTTGTGAGGGCGGCCCCCAGCGTCTCACCGGCGCCGCTCATGCAGACGTTTATGCCGTCGTCGTCGATGCCCTGTATCCTGTATGTGATGGTGGCGGCTATCGCGTCCTTGGTCTGCGTCTCGGTAGCTATGGGGATAATCACCAGGCCATTTTTTATCAGGCTGGCCCTCACCGCGCTCGTTACCCTCTCGTCGCTCAACGTCCAAAAATCGCCCATATCGCAATCCCGTGTGAGATAGGTTACATCGGCCATTACCGCCGCTATACGCTCGTATACGCTCATATTTGCCCCCTGAGCAGTTGCAGCAGCGCCCCGCGGCATATCCCGCCAAAAAGTTTCCCCTCGCGCTCCATGGCCTCCAGTTCTTTTATGGCGCACTCCCGGCACACCGGCAGGCTGTCCATGCGCTCATTTTTGCCGCACACCGGACAGGGGTCATATTCTGCGATCCACTCGCTCCGGCATTTAGGGCAGGCGTCAAACGGCTCTGCGTATAACTGGTAATCCTCCGTTTCAACCGGCGCGGCGAATACTTCGCCACAGCTTTTGCATTTGTACATTGTTTTTTTGGCACCCCCATAAAGCCAACGGGCCGCTCATCTCGTGCGGCCCATCTCTATGCTACAATCATAGCGCATGGATCACGACATTTCGCGACAGGTTTTAGGTTCCCGCATCAAAAGTTTTTGCCTTATTATTTTAGTTTGTTTATCTTTTTGGTTGACTTTTTAATCTGATAGGTATATAATATAGACATAACAAGAGAGGAGCACACGACAATGACAATCATCAGCAGCCAGCACTACATCAACCCCGAAATAGTAGCCGAAAAAATAGAACAGCTCACCGCCGCCGGTGCTAAAAGTATCATTGTCCCGTGCTCCTATGTTGGCATAATCGACGGTGTAGAGTATGCTGTGCAAACTGACAAGCACCACACCCTCAGCGCGGCTCGGGAGTTGGATTTGCCTGTTGAGTACAAGATCACCGATGACCCCGAGGGGCTAACTGGTATTGATTTGCTGGAGGCCCGCTATTATGACGGCGATTATTACGACGTAGAGCGCAGTAATCCCTATTATGATGAGATCGTGACGGTTTGGTAAGACAAAGATGTATAATGCAGACATGACAAGAGAGGAGATAAAGACAATGACTAAAGCATTTGAGAACCGTGTAAAGAAGGAATTGACAGTAGACACCAAAACCTATCGTTATGAGTATGAGTGCATCCTCAATCAGGGCGTAGCCGTGATCAAGCGCTTGCCCATCAGAGATTTAAATACTACCGCCGCGATAGACGGTTGGGAGACGGTCAAGATATACAAATAGCGCAGAGTGACGCCCGCAAGGGCGGTAATGCGGCAGGCCGGTCACAAGCCCGGCGGCAAAAAGGAGGATATGAAAATGCAGGTAGTGAAAAACGGTGAAAAAATTGAGATGACATATGATGAGGTCTGTTATGACCTCGGTTTCTGCCCCGCTGTGCGGTTTGTGGACATCACCCCACGGGGGGCGGTTACATTTACGACCGGCAGGCCTGAGGAAATCCGGGCGCTCTATCAGGCGGTAAAGGACAAAGGCTACAAACCCGCGCAAAAATTCGCCGCTTTGATGCGACCAAGACTAATATAATCGCAGGATTAACGGAGGTGAGCACATGACAGACAACACGGTTAAGGCCCTGGGCCGGGCGTATGGTATCATGGCGGCGCAGCTCCCCGACATCATCGGGGCGCACTGCCGGGTGCAGACAGCTAATATGTGGCCCATCCGTGGGCTGGGTGAGGGGTTGCGGTATATGATTGTTAGCCGCAAGCTCACCCCGGAGGTCGATAGAGCCATACGGGACGTGCTGCAAGGCGCGGAGGATATAACCGAGGACGAGCACGCGCTGCCGCTCAACCAGCAAGGCATGTGGGAGCTTGCATATATGCAGGGCCGGTGCGCTCCCGTGCTCGGCGACGGCGAGTATTTGCGGGATCAGCTCAAAGCCCGCAATCTGACGTTGGAGCAGGCCGCCGAGGCCTGCGAGGTAAGCAAGGCCGCAGTGCATTCGTGGTGCGCCGGAGTTAAGCCGATACCGCAAGCGCGGCGGGAGCTGCTGGCGGAAAAGTTTGGAATAATGATATAAGAGGTACAATATGCGTTATCAGGTTATTACATGGACGAGGGGCGAGGGGCACGACGAGCAGCGGGAGTTTAGCACCCTCGCCCAGGCTCGCGCCGCCGCCCGTATCTACCGCCGAGAGTGCGACGGCGTGGGGATATATGATTTCCGGCTGGGGGTCATTCGGGAGGCGATCGGGAACTTCCGGCCGATATGATTTCAAGTTGTCCGAGGATACAACGCAGCAAAAAGGGGCCGCTCAACGCAGCCCTTTTTTTATTCCATCCGCTCAAAATCCATATATTCTGCAAGCCTCGTGACCGCCTCCGCCTCCACGCGCTGTGCTTGCCTATCGCTGATATATAATTTCGCGCCTATCCTGCCCCACCCCCAGCGGCGCTTATACCGTTTGTCGATAACCTCCTGTTGGTCGGGGGGCAGCTCGGTTACGATCTCGTCCATGTGTCGCGCCAAATCCAGGGCAGTGCATATATCAATTTGCAATTCGGTTATTCGCCCGCGATAGGCTTCCCTCAGTGTCTCCGCCCTTTGTGCCGCCCACGCTGTGGGGTCGCTCGTATCCGTCCCACGCGGCGCTCCGCTAATGATCTGTGCGCCCAGTGTGTCAACAGCGGCATCGATCAGCCCGATATATTCCGCGATTTCGGCCTGTTTCCTCCGGCACAGGTTCGCCGTGTTTCCCCACCGGCGGAGTTGTCCCCGAACCCTCCAGCGCTTTTCTCTATCATTCATTTCAACACTTCTTTCCGTGCTTATATGGTCTGCCCTTGTTGTAGAGCATTTTTTCTCGCACAATGCCGTCCACATCCAGCCCTTCATGCCCGAACCAGTCCAGTATCCTAATGAGGCAATCGGCCATTTCAACGGCTATCCCCTCGGGCTTGCCGCCCACGCCGGGGTAAACCATGCCACGGCCGGCGCGGTATTCCTCTACCGCCTCCGACAGTTCGCTGTGGCAAAGGGCAACGATTTCCAGCAGATTCCGTTCCTCGTCCCACCAGCCATGAGCAACGGCGTTTTCGTGTATCTCCTTTGCCAGTTTGTACAGCGGCTCCTCGTTGTTGTGGATCGTTATCATTTTTCTTCCTCCCATATCAGCGGCCTTCCCGCTGCGTCTACCATTACGCACACGCCGCCTTGGTATGTTTTCAAATATTGTATCCCTGTGAGGTTATCGACATATATCGTATACAATGCACCCGTTTCCAGCGTTCGCAGTCTGTAAGTACCAGCTTCGGCCTTTCCGCACCCGCACAGGGCGAGGGCCAGCAGGGTTAATATTGCTATTGCTATTATTCGTTTCATTTTTCCTCCTTCGGCGGTTCTGGCAGCGGCATCCAGTGAGTAACCTCGGCGCGTCCACGATGGATAAAGTGGTCGATTGCCAGATACCCTTTGTCAATATTTCGCACGCCATTTTTGCTTCTGGTGGCCACCAGCACTTCCACTTGGTCTTCAGGTAGTCTATCCCTTACGCTAATCCAGTTCATCAGTTACCTCCTTCGGGGGGCTCCGGCATGGGCATCCACGCAATAACAGGATTACCTCTAAACCATAGTCCGCCAAACTTTTCTATGGGATATAAAAGCCCCAGCATGTCAATGTCAGTGTCGCCGGCATCGTAGTAATACCACCATTCCGGCAATAATTGTCTCATGCGTATCTCGCCGCGAAAAATCTGTCCATCTTGCAGCAGGATAATCACCGGTTCCTTTTCTTCTGGTAGTCTGTCCCTTACTTTAATCCAGTTCATTAGTTTCCTCCTTATCCATCTCGACCTCATCTACACACTGTACAGTACCAATCTTATAGCACCCGCATGACGGGCAATGAAACACGCCTATTCGCCAAATTATGCACAACACGCCGGTACTGCCGCAGTCTTCGCATGGATACGTTATTCTTTTCATGCTTCCTCCTTCGGAAATTCTGGCAATGGCATCCAGTGAGTAACCTCGGCGCGTCCACGATGGATAAAGTGGTCGATTGCCAGATACCCTTTGTCAATATTTCGCACGCCATTTTT